CCGCCCGCTTGATATGCAGCAATCGTGTCCTGGAGAAGCTTGATCTTCTTCTGGAGATGGACTATTTCTTTGTCGGCGTCTGTGCCGGTGACACTGACGGCCGGGGCTGGGTCAAATCCTGCATCAGACTGCCCTGCACCGATGGGTACTCCGGCTCCGGCGCCATTGCTTCCGGCGACGGCGCTTTCCCCACTGGGCACATCACTGCCACCGGACGTGCTGCACACGAGCACAGGGACAGAGCGAGGAACAGGGATAGGAGACAGCGCATCGTAATCTTTGATAGCGGCACTGAGTTTTGTGGCAACAACATCTTCCACCTCTTTGTTGTGAACGATCTGAGCGTCCGCGACTTTCTTGTCGGACGCTTCGATCTTGGCTTCGCCGATATGGCGCTCGTGCACTGTGTACCAGCCGAAGCCGGCGAGCAGTGCGACGATGATGCCACCGTAGATCCAATCCTTCAGCGGAACCAGTGCGAGTAATGCCGGCATGTCACCCTCCTGCGTCGGGCTGCTTCGAATCGCGTACGACCAGCCAGTGATACAGGCCGGCCATCGTCGTCGCGAAAGTAGCCCAGGAGCCGAACACCAGAGGGTCGGCGTGCTTGAACAAATAAATCGTACCCACCGTCAAGATCGCATCCACGCGGATGAGAATGACGATGTCACGCCAATCAATGCGAACCAGCTGCTGACGGATACTCTCCCGAAAGGAAGTAACCTGCGATGCGGGTTGCGCGGCCTGGTTTGTCGAATCCATCTGGCTGCACCTCTTTTGCCCACAAGCTGGCGAGCAGGTGATCGTGCACCATCTGCCATTCCTGCGCTTTGATCGCTGCGCGCGTCGGACCGAATTGCTCCCAGCGGCCGCCCATGTTGAAGGCAATCTCGTAGAGAGCGTTCTTACGACAATCAGTGTCGCAAGATTGGAATTCGTCCCAGCGCTGCGCGAGGCGCATCGCGTTCATGATGTCGGTGCTAAACCAGCGGTCGCTGGTCGACTGAATCACCGTGAAGCCTTCCCACGAGCGGCCCGGAGCGGGCTGCGGCATCAGATGCCCGCGACCGCACGTCCAATTGCCACGAGTATCGCGATATGCCGTGAGTTCATCCCTTTCTGCAGCATCCAGATCAACTGCCAGACGCCTATCGATTGACGGATCGAGAACTGTTTCATTCGTGATTGCCATGTTGTGGTTTCCTCACCTGGTACTGAATGTCGTGGACAGTGTCTTTGATGTCGTCCAGCGATTGCTTCATCGCCGCGTTCTGTTGCTGTATGTTCGCGAGCTGGTCGTCGTGCTTCGCGACGTGCGTCTCGGTCTGCGCGCTCTTCTGCTGCAGCTCGACTATCTGCTGGTTCACCTGTCCGTTGTGATAGACGGACGTGTAAATGCCGCCGGCTGTGGTTATCACCACGGCAACGGCGGCCCAAGCTGATTCCATTGTCCACTTCAACATCGCCATTCTCTATCTCACTTCGGAGGAGATGCCGGCAGCCCGTTGAACGGCACGCCCGGCTGCGCTTGCGGCTGCGGGACGTGCTGCTGCACGAACTGAAAGGCTTCTACCCAGGCAATGGCTTCCATGCCGGTCGATTGTACGCGTCGGAGAAACTCTAATAGGTTCCGCGCAATGTGCTCGGGGATTGGCACCTGAATCGTCGGATTCACGCGCACTTCGGCGTTCGGGTGATCCTTCAGCGCGGACGCGATGTGCGCCGCAAGCTCTTGCCCTGTGTCTGTCTGGTTCGTCATTGCTCACCTCTCTGTTGAATCATCGTCGTTACCACGCGGGTATGTGTCGAACTGTGCCGTTGTCGTCAATAGCAATCCACTTCGTTGGGTTGCCTGTCACCGGGCCGGCGGTGAGCGTCGGGGCGTTCCCTGTAGCACCCGCGGTGAATGCTACGCTACTCGCCATCAGGTACGCACCCTGCCCGGTCTGAAAGTAGCTGCCAGCTATGATATTGTTCGCGACGCTGAGCGATCCAGCTGCAAGCCCCGTCGCTACTCCGATACCTACCCCGCCAAGGCCGTTCACGTACATCAAGAGCGTGCCACCATTGTAGTTCGTGATATAGAGCGGGTAGTCGGTGCCGCTCCTTCCCGCCTCGATCAGCAGACCGGAGTTCGCGCCAGAGGCGGCGCTCGGGTTCAGGATCGAAGCCGTCCAGGTCGTGGAGCCCGCGCCGTTGGTGAAGGTCGCGGCCGAGGAAGCTGCCCCGCTAGCATTAGCATTAACTTGCAGGGCTGTCGTACCAGATGCGCTGGTTATCGCCGTCCCGGCCGCCGCGCACCGGAGGTATATGACGTTGCCTCCGCCGGGTCCCAGGACTATGTTGGTGCTGGAGAACAGTGCAAGGTCTGTAACGCCCTGCCCAGTAACCGCCGCACCTATACCTATCCCGGCCACAATGGCGGAGACGTTTGTGTCGTAGAATGTCAGCCCGCCTTGCGTGTTGGTCTGGGACTCGTTGATCTGTATAGCTGGCTGCGTGTTCGACGTGGTCACGACGGTCAGCGTTGGCGAGGTCGGGCTGGCAGCGGGCTGTAGGACGACCGGGCCGAGCCCCAGCGCGACCGTCGCGTACGGGCTCGCGATCGTTCCCGATACCGTGATCCCGTTCGCGCCGATCGCGTTACGGACGTCCGCACCCTTCAGCTGGTTGCTGATGAAGTTGCGGAACCAGGTAGGATCCCAGTCCTTCGGGATGTTCAGCACGGTCGTGCTCGACAGACCAGGCTTCGACTTGAGCACTATCGCCATGTTACCACTTGCAGGGTTCAACCATCGCGGTCACGTCGACCGTGAAGGTGGGTGATGCGTCCGTTACGCGAAACTGCATCACCAGGCTGTAATACTGGCCGATGTTCCACCACACTGCGCGGTTCGAAGTGTCGCCCGGCACGCCGAGCGTCTGCGAATCATCTCCCGACACATCGAATGTCTCTCCCCAATTGTCCGAGAGCAGTAAGCTGATGCGCGGCGCAACGCCTGGTGTCGGTCCTTGACCGGCCGTTACCACCGCCTCAACGCGCCGCACGATCTGGCGGTTGTTCTGATTGTACAGCGGCTGCGTCGTGAAGGCGCACACGACCGGCGCGTTCGGGTTGCCAAACTCTGTTTGGACGGTGTCGTCCAGGTAGCCGATGGTGCCGCTCTCAGAGTCGCCGATCAACTGCTTGCCGAAGCCATTGAAGTAGCTTAGGCCGCGGTACTGCACCTCTTGCCCGTTTAGCACCGACACGAGATCGAACCACTGCTGCGTCACGCAGTCATAGACTAGCGTGCGCTCCGCGAGCGGGATCGTCAAAATATAGAACGGATGGCCGTTCCACGTCGGTCCGCCGGCAGGCGAAGTCAGCGCGTACATGCCGGTGAGTAAATTGTTCTTCGCCGCGTTCGAGAGCACCGCTTCGATGCCAGCCGTCGAGATGCGCGTCGGTGTCTGGCCGTTCCGGCGGCGCACCGTGAGGTCGTTGCAGACCCACATCACCGAGTTATCCTGCAGCGCGACGCTGTAGGGGCATAGCGGGTGCACGCCGTACGTCATGTACGTGTCGGCCGCCGCGCTGAACGGTGTGCCGGTCGGGTTGCCGGTGTTCACGAAACCTTCCGACGAGCGCGACCCGAACGCGAGAATTTCTCGGTGGTCGACGCAGAGAGCGTAGAATGGATCGGTGCCAAACTGCCGATTGAACGACGCCGCGGTGGTGAAGGTGATCTGCGCGTTGCCAGACACCTGCCGACCGTCGTCGTTGAAGAATGTGTACGAGCCCTGACCGTTATTGTTGTTCGCCAGGAACACGATGTAGCTGTCGACAAACCAGCAATCGAGCGCGCCGCCCAATGTAAGAAAGAACGAGTTCGTGAGCTGCTGTACGCCGCCACCGCCGCTGAACGGCGTGTAGGTGTAGCAGACATCGGTGCCCGGCACCAGCACCACTAGGCAGGCGCCGTTGTCGGTCATGCGCACGAAGCCGCTGCCGATGATGCCGCTCGTTGAGCCCGGCACCAACGTGATCGCGCCCGCGCTCGATATCGTGTAAAGGTCGAAACCGATGACGGCGTACACGACGCCCGCCATTTCCCAAATACCGCGCAGCGGGTTCGTCAGGCCGCTAGGCGTGAACGCCGAGAGGCCGGGCCAGCGGCGTAGGCTCGCGGGCTGTTGATCCTCTTCGTCATTCGGCTGCGTCTGCTGTGCTGGCTCAGGGTAGCACCCGATCAACCGCTTCGAGCCGGCGCGAAGGTCGGCCAGCTGATACGAAGCAAGAGGAAGCGGTATAACAGCCGGCTGAGCTTGACCCATGTGTTACAGCCAGTTCGGGCCGCCCCACGGACCGCCCTGCGGGCGCGAGAGTTCTCCGAGGTCGCACTCAGTGTACTTCAGGTACCGCTTCGTGAGTCTGCGCATCGCCTGATAGATCTGCGCGCCGAGGTCGAAACCGTTGACCGGATCCGGCGATGGCGGGATCGTCACGCCGTAGTGCACGGAGAGCCAGCCGGCGAGGATCCACTTCACGTCGGCGATGTCTTCGTCTTTGAGAGGCGCGTTGGTGTTCAACTGCGCAATGGTCTGCGGGTACCAGCCGATGTTCCCCCAACCGTCGCGCATCTGCGTTAGAAGGTTGTCGTTGAGAATGGTCATCCCGTTGGCGGACTGCGTGGCTGACGGTTGTCGGCCCTCGCGTACGACGCCAAGCTTCTGGAAAGCTTCGGTGATGATCTGCTGGTTGGTCTGAGCCATGCGCCTCTCTGAAAATTAGTGCCGTCTCTCCGAGCTGTCACGTCTACTTAAACGGGCGGACGTCCACCACTGTGCACCTACCGGGTGAGGGCGGCGGTGCTTTCTTCTTTTTTACTGCACCCGCAACCAGCTGCGCGGGTTCACCGCGGCGCCGCTGGCCGGCTGGAAGCCGTTCAGGGTGTAGCGGTACTTGATGGACGTGGTCACCAGCGGAGTCTGCGTGGCGGCCGGCAGAGTTGCCGGGGTAGCCGCACCGACGATGACATCGCCTGTGTTCGCATTGACCGCTGTCAGCGTGATGATGGAGCTGGACACGTTCGTGATCTCCGCATACGCTCCATCCACCGGGTTGAGGGGTAGATTGATCGTAAGCGCGACCCCGGCGGACGGGTTCAACGCCAAGATAGCCGTTTGCATCGTGATGGTGCTGCCCGTTACCAGGGTTGCGCCCGAGTAAAAGTCGAACGGCACACCGACGACATCTCCGTGACCATAACCAACTTGAATGTTACTCATTTTAGTTTCCTTTCAGGTTATGGATTAAGCCGCCGACGCGACTTCGATGTTCCGCACAGCCAGCTCGGGGTAAGCGAGCACGGCGCCGACAATCGAATCGAGGCGAGCCGGGAGCACGTCGTTAGACGGATCCCACTGTTGCGCGAAGCGGATGTTGTACCCTTCAAAGCTCTCCGCAGCCGTCATCTTGACGAGGGGGCTGAGGTCGAGCATCGGGGGGTTCGCAAACACAATCGCGTCCCGGTACCAGCCGAGGGACTGCTTGATCAACGCGCCGTTGAGCGCGGCAATCGCGGCAGCGCCGCTCTGGCCGAAGACGCTGATTAGAGCGCCAGCTGCCGGGACGTTGTCCACGTTCTGGTACGCGCCGCCGGTGATGATGCCGGGGGCAAT